AAGATCTTTACCGATTTTGATTTCCAGTCGGTCTCAAAAGTCATCAACCTGCCGACGCCTAGCAGCAACGGTGATGCGGCTACCAAGTCCTATGTGGACTCGCTGGTTGAGGGCCTGGCGTGGAAAGATTCCTGCCGAGTCGCAACCCAGAGCAACCTGAACCTAAGCAGCCCTGGCGCCACGATTGATGGGGTCACGATGGCCTCGCAAGATCGTGTGTTGGTGCGGTCGCAGACCACCACAGCCGACAACGGCATCTACGTCTGGAACGGCGCAGCGGTCGCTATGACCCGCTCACTGGATGCCAACACTTTTGCCGAGCTGGAACAAGCCGTCACCACGACTGAGGAAGGCACCAGTGCCGGGACAAGTTATCGGCAGGATCAAGTCAACGGCACACTGGGTAGCAGCACGATCAGCTGGGTCACATTTGGTACTTCTGCTCCAGCGGCCAGCGAAACTACTGCAGGTATTGCCGAAATCGCAACCCAAGCCGAAACCGATGCTGGCACTGATGACCTGCGCATTGTCACCCCGCTAAAACTTGCCACCTGGTCGGGCAGGATCAAGAAATACTCGACCAGCATTGGAGATGGCAGCAACACTAGCTATACAGTTACTCACAACCTTGCAAGCCGCGACGTTCAAGTGACCGTCTACAACAACAGCACCTACGACGAGGTGATCACAGACGTGACCCACGCCACCACCAACACCCTGACCATTGTGTTTGCATCAGCCCCAGCGTCTAACGCTTACCGCGTGGTGGTGATTGGCTGATGGCCCAACGGATAGAAAACGGCGCTGATTTTCGCGGACCGCTGCTTGCTGCTGGATCTGCCGGCACGAGTGGGCAAGTGCTCACGTCTGCGGGCGCTGGTGCTTCCCCGACATGGGGTACTGGTGCTTCTTCATCTGGCACCTATCAAGAGTTCACCAGTAGCGGCACATGGACAAAACCCAGTGGCGTAACGATGCTTTACATCGAATGTGTAGGTGGTGGCGCTGGTGGTGGTAGCGGGCGTCGTGGAGCTGCCGGAACTGTGCGATGTGGCGGTGGCGGTGGTACGTCAGGTAAGTTCACAAGCCGTTGGATGCCCGCATCATTGGCTGGTGCCACTGAAACAGTCACAGTCGGTTCTGGCGGGACAGGTGGAGCTGCAATAACAGTAGACAGTACAAGTGGTGCAGGTGGTAATAACGGTGGGTCATCTTCGTTTGGCAGTTTGTTGATTTCTACTTCATCTCCCAACGGCACTGGAGGTACAACGAGTGGCGGAGTTGGTGGTACCAACGTTTATTACGGCAACTCTAATGGTGCGGGTATTTTTGGCGGTGCAACAGGCGGCGATGCTTCTGCTACTGGAGGTGCTGGTGCTGCTGGTACTAGGGTTTCACATGGCCCGGGTGCTGGTGCTGCTGGCGCTGGAATAACTTCTGCAAATGTCACTTCCGCTGCCGGCATCGGTGGTCAAGGATTTGCTGAAGAAAAAAATAGTGGGGCAGGTCTTCAAACTACCGGTGGTGGCGGTGCGGCAGGTTCATCAGGAACGCCTGGCGGTGATGGTCCCACTAGAGGTGACGGCGGAGGCGGAGGAAGTGCAAGCAACACAGCAGCAGCAGGCGCTGGCGGTAACGGTGCAGTTCCTGGCGGTGGTGGCGGTGGAGGTGGCGCTAGCTTGAACGGGTTCAATTCCGGCGCCGGTGGCAATGGCGTCGCCGGTTACGTGAGGATCTGGGCATGGTGATTCAATACGCCATTCTTAACAGCGAAGGCCGCTGCATCAACCGTTGCGAATGGGACGGCATCACTGAATGGCAACCACCTGAAGGCTGCACGGCAATTCCTGACCCCGACAACCTCCACCCGATCTACACAGAGCCGCAGCCAGAGCCCGAAGCCAAGGCTGATCCACTTGCTGATTTGACAGCGGAGCAGAAGGCTGCGCTGATTGAACTGTTGCTAAAATAAGAGCACCTCAAGGTTCGCCGTGTCAACCCCTGAACTACAACCAGGGTTTTGGCGCGGCGTCAAACAAGACATTGTTGCAGGCTTGGCAGTTTTAGCTGTTGGATCAGCCGCTGCTGGCATTTTTTACCTCGTCTATACAGTTCCAACCAAACTCGATAACCTCCTAAGCAACCAGGAGATCATCCAAAAAAAGATTGGTGAGATAGACGGTACGGTTAGAGACCATGACGTGCGTATCATAAAGTTAGAAATGTCTCGCTACCGATGACCATGGATGCTCAAAATGCCGCTGCAGTTGCCATTGTTGTTGCTGCTGGCAGTGAATTGATTGCAATCAGCCCACTAAAATCAAACAGCTGGATTCAACTGCTGCTTCAAGCTGCACGTCTGGCTTTTCCTAAGCGTCGTTAATCCATGGTCAATGCAGTACCGATCACGCTGGAACAGCTGTTTCGGTTCTATAGAGGCTTGCCTCATCAAGCAGCAGCAATTGCAACGCTTGAACAGGATCTAGCTGTCAATGGATACGCAGCAGCTATGCGGCGTGATCGTGCATGGTTTAACACGTGGAGTCAGGATGGTAAGCAGGTGGATTTGACAGCTGCTTTGAAATTGATCAAGCAGTTTGAAGGTTGCCATCTTGAGGCTTATCCAGATCCAGCCACCGGCGCTGAACCATGGACCATTGGTTTTGGTACAACGCGTTATCAAGACGGTCGCTCTGTGCTTCACGGTGACAAGATCAATGCAATTGAGGCTGACACGCTTTTACGCGCGGATGTTGATCGCATTGTTGCAAAACTGCGCCAAACGATCCCTTACTGGGGTGAAATGGCAGATCACCAACAATGTGCACTTGTAAGTTTTGCTTACAACCTTGGCAGTGGTTTTTACGGTGCCATTGGTTTTGAAACGATCAGTTCTAAGTTGCGTGATCGCGAATGGGCAAAAATACCTGATGCAATGTTGCTTTATCGCAATCCCGGCAGCAATGTAGAAGCAGGTCTAAAGCGACGTCGTATTGCAGAAGGCGATTTATGGAGTAATCGCAAATTGGTGCAAGAACTGCCTTATAAGGTAAAACCAACCGATCCGTTTGGCACTAAATTATCTGCGCATTTTACTCTTGGTGAATTTGCATTGGGTGATCCAGCTCGACGTTTTGTACAGCAGTATCAGGTTGACACAGCAGCTGAACTAGCAGCCTTTCTTGAGCGAGTGCGTACAGCATTTGGTGGCAAGCGCATCACTATTACAAGTGGTTACAGACCTGCTGCCATTAACCGTGCTGTAGGCGGTGCTTCTGGCAGTGAGCATTTATATGATGCACCTGGCGTTGGCGCTGTTGATTTTTATGTCGATGGAGTAGATATTTACAAGGTTCAAGCATGGGTTGATAAGGAATGGTCATACAGTGTTGGTTATGGTGCTCCAAAAGGCTTTGTGCACTTGGGAATTCGCCAAGGACGTCCTAAGGTACGTTGGGTTTATTGATTTGACGTGCCACTAGCAGATTTTGAGATTCATCGTCTTTGCGATAAGCACAAGATGGTGGTTCCTTTTGTACCTGATTTGATCAATCCAGCCAGCATTGACGTGCTACTTGGTGATCGCCTGATGATTGAAGTTCCCGAACGGCCTGAACTTCAAATCCTAGGTATTGATCATTGCACGCAAGTTGATCCTTACTGGCTTGCGCCTGGTGAGTTTTGTCTTGCCGAAACTCGTGAGATTTTTAATCTGCCAGATTTTATCTCCGCGCAATTTGTTCTTAAATCAAGTCGTGCACGCGAGGGTCTTGAACACTTATTGGCGGGTTTTTGTGATCCGGGATGGAATGGCAGCAGGTTGACACTTGAATTGCATAACAGCAGACGTTTTCATAACATTGCAATTTGGCCTGGGATGAGAATTGGTCAGATGGTATTTCAGCGAATGGATGCCATCCCGTCTCGCAGTTATGCCATCACTGGTCGTTACAACGGCGATTTAGGTGTTACGGCAAGTAAGGGTTGACGTGATCTAGCAATCATTCCCGGCGCTTCTGCTGGGTCATATAGCTTGATCATGGTGTAATCATCTAATCCGTTTTGCTCTGCAAATGCGGTAGCTGCTATGTGAGTTGAGAATGCTCCAACTGTGATATCTAGCGACTTTGAGTTTTTGTCATGGATTTGCAGTGCGTAGTTCATGATTTAACGCAATAATTTCCATTGGTATACCAACCAAGTGGACATTGTTTGTCGTAACGCTCCAGAACTGGTCGTGGATTGATTTGGCTGGGAATGCAGTAACTGCCTTGGCTGTAATAACCAAGTGGACACGAACCAAGTTTTTTAACTGGTTCGGCAGCAATGAAAACACTGGCAAGAATTGTAAGCATCAGTCAATCCAATTGCTGATTGATTTAACCATGGACAGACCAGCCCATGCGCCTTTGTCGGAGATCAAATCAACAAGACGTTGAAAGTCATCATCACTGATTCTGTCCCAACCAACCTTGGGTGCGATGTAATGGTTGAGCAGGTCTTCTGCGAGACACTGGCAGCGGTAGTAAGTCATTTGATTAGGTGGCAATGAAAAGGGCACCGAAGTGCCCCGTGGAAGTTAAGCGCCGAATGCAAGCAGCACGGTGAGGATGCCAACGATGGTCCAGAGGATCAGTTGGCGTTCCCTGAGGTCGTTAATCTGCTCGGCTTGGGTGTCGATCACCTCGCAGGATGCGTCGATGATGTCGGCCTTGGTGGAAGCGTGTGTGATGTTCATTGGATTTGATTTGATTGCGGGAGTCGCCTCCCGTGCACTAATCATACACCACAGTGCACGATCTGGCAACTGCTGTGACAAAAGTTTACGGTGGCGTTCCCGAGCTATCCTGTAGGCAGCCGTTGGCTCTGACAGATGCGAGCCTACGTCATGCAGGTTTCTGCCAAGGTCATTATCCGCTCGGAAATCGACGTGGATGATCTTGCTGCGAATCTGTATAGCCAAATATCGGAATTTATTCATTCCGAAGAAGATCTGATGGATATGGAACTAGAGCTGTTCCCTTTGCCAGACAACCTCAGTGGATCATCAGATCGACGGCACGGAACTGATACCGAGGAAGGAGGCGAAACGGCGCTGGCGTGATTCTGTATTACTACGCAGTGATTACCGTTGTGCCTATTGCAATGAGCAACTAGGACCCCGCAGCGCAACGCTCGATCACATCATTCCGAAGGTTCTTGGTGGCTTAACGGTGCCAGAGAATTTATGCGGTGCGTGCATCACCTGCAATGGCAGCAAGGGGCACCGTGATTGGCGTGAATGGTTTCGTGCTCAGGAGTTTTACAGCTTGACTCGTGAAGAAGTCATTGACTCCTGGCAGCATCTCCCCTAGTAATACTGCACGTAAATTTCAGCTTGCCATAGATCGTTGGTGTACCGGCAAATAGCACCATTTTGACCACAGGCGCGATACAAGGGCTCTTCGCCAAAACTGTGATCTAGCAATTCAATCCAACGACCTTCACCGCGATCCATCCGTTCCAGGACTTTCCGTTCCATTTTCGTAAAGGCCACACCTGGCCGCGAACCGTCCCCTATTCTGACGTGCCTCAGGGAAACCAAAGCTGCATTCGTCTTTTCTTGGTAACCAATGGATGCAAGACCAGCACTTGACTTGACCTTTTAATTCTTCTTCAACTTGTTCAACAGGTTGGTTTTGATGTAAGGCTAAGTAATGGTATTGGGCGCGGATATATGCCTCCCTTATGTCTGGTGTGCAAAGATCAATCGTCAACTCTGGTCTTTTTGGCACCTTGAATTTGGCACTCCAATTTTCAGACAGCTTGCGCCGTTCAATGATGACACGACCGCTGTAAAGATTGATCATTCATTTTCGCCGTATGCCGGCTCGTGATACAGCCTTTCAAGTTGCATTGATAATGGCTCTACAGGTTCACACAATTCTTGCATGATTGAATCAACTTGTGGATCAGAGGCATCTTGCATCACGTACATGTGATTGAAACTATGACGTTTGATTGCGATAAAACCTACCCGAGGGCTAGACATCAAGAAACGCATCGCACAATTTTCTAGCCAATTCAGAAATGGTGCTGTCATGGGTTTGCGGTTCAGGTAATACATCATTCAACCTCAGCCCATTGCTGTCTGCTAACGATCCGCATCACATGATTTCGGCTGATGCCAAACTGTTGTGCAATGACCTGAGCACTCATGCCGTCTTGCCGCAATTGGCGTATATGACGCACGTTATCTTCGGTCAGAAATGAGTTGCGGCGTTGTGATTTCATTTTGTTTTCCAACTCAAGCGATCCAGATACCATTCGGCTTTGGCAAGTGAAACTTCTTGTCCTTTGTGCTGTTCACGCCAAATGTATTTCATGGCATTGCCTTTGCAAAAACCGCGAAATTCCTCTGGCGTCAAGGCAGATTCAATGGCATCAATACATTCAATCCTGCCTTGGTTGTAGTGTTCTGGCTGGTTCACTGCATCAGACATCTGTCGAAAGCTCCAGCTTGATTGCGGCTTGGAAATAGCCTGCAACTTTCATGCGGGCATACACTGGGCCAGCCTCAACTGCATTTTTGTCTTCAATCTTGCTGTATTGATACCTGGCGTCTTCCAAAGCAGCCATGGTTTCAATGTTTAGCGTGTTCAAGTCTGAATCGTTCAAATCCTTGATTTCATCTAGTACAAAATTGCGCCCAAGCAAATAGGACTTGAAAAAAGGTTCGGTCATGTGTTTTTTGCGGGTGCACCACGTTTAGGTAATGATTCAAGATCAGCAGCCATTTCTGCTGCTGCTCGAAGTAGTGTACTTAATGGGATCGGAGTTGCTTTGCGGCCTGTTGCAACGCGAAGCGCCATTCTGTAACCATGTGAAGCATTGCCATTGCCGAAATTTCTTGCGGCTGCAACTTCTTCTTCTGTTACGCGAATGTTTAGCGTCAGGTTGCGGTTGCGTTTAGATGCTGGTCCTACACCCATTTTCCTAGCAAGAAACGACGTGTGACCTCAATAGCCTGTTGTGCATGTTTTTCGATGACAACTGATTTGGTGTTGCCCATCGCAAGACATACTGCGTCAAATAGTTCTTGATAGTCGGTATCACGAAAATTTGAACCAATATCTTGGCAAAATTCTTGCCAGAGTCCTGTGTAGGTCCCGCAAGTGCGTCCGCTTGCTGCATAAAGCGCGTTCATCATGTCAGCGCGTCGTTGATCCAGGCTGGTTTGATTCATGGATGATTGTTTAATGCTTGTCGAATGTTGAGCAGTTCTTCTCGGCGTGCCGAGATGTGTGGGTGGCTGCATAGTTTACGCAAGTCATCAAGTCGAATGTCGATTAACTGGCAAAGCCGCAATTTTTCTTCCTGTTGACCTGCATGGAACATGCTTGAGTCACTGATTAGCGTCTGTAACTTGGCTCGTATGTCTTCAGTCATTACGCGGCTTCAACAGTTGCGCTTGGCCAGCGATTTTGTGCGTATTTGATCGCTGCTGTTTTGTTTTCAGCTCGCATTGTGACTGTCATTGGCATTGCACCAGGCTTATAGACAATCACAACAAATGGACGGGCACGAACAGATGCCTTGGGACGGCTGATGCCATCCCCATAGCGTCCATTGTCTTCTTCGCGCCAATGAAGCAAGGCCCCTTGAATTTCAGACATTGGGAAGTTTGACTTGTTCGTGTGTGGTTGGTGTTAGCCATTCAATTTGGTTCCAATATGGCAACCATTCTTGAGCAGCAATTGATTTTGCTTCGGTCCAGCTAGTGGCACTGATGCACTCGTAAACGTTTGCATCTTTGATGCGAAAGTAAAAGCGGTTCATGAGTACTTGGTTTCAATAGTTTTGCTTGAAAGATTTAGTTGCGACATGATCCATGAATTGCCGTAAATGTCCTTAAGGAGGTAATGCGGCCATGCCATGTTTTCCATGCGTTCAACCACGATCAAACCAGTACCAAATGGCCAGCCACGAGCGTACACGGTTTGCCCGTCGTAGAAACGCCATACAGGACGTTCCTTGCGATTACCGTTGCGATCAGGTGTCATCAAATAAGTTTCTTTTTTGATTGACAGGATCGGCACTGCGTTAGTGAAATAGCAGTTTTTGATTGGAAAAGTTTTCATTTGTTTTGGGAAAGTTTGGAACGCATTACTTCGGTCAGTTCATAATGATGCGAAGTACCCTTAATTCGCTGGATTGAACCATAGTCTATGAGCAAAACCAATGCTCTAGCTATTGCGGCTTTCCAGCGTGGACCTTTCTTTAAGACGATAGTATCGCCTGGCCAGAAATCATGAAAGGTAGATTCAATGTAAGCATTTAACATGATGGCAGAAAACGCCTTGTGAAATGCTGGCACTGTTAGCAGAATCGTTTCAATAATATTTGCCCAGTCTTGCTGAGTTCTGTATTTAAGATCAGGCTTTTGTGTTTCAGTCTGACTGTTTTGTGCAATTTTACCAGTAAGTTGCTCAATCAAGTCGGCTGCTCGCCGCAACAGTTCTGGCAGTGTTACCAATGGATCTGATGGTGCTGGTGTCAGTTCCTGCTGTTGTGCAAGACGCAACGCATCACCTTTCAGGTCACCTGGGAAATCAGGATGCTTGCCGGGTTCAATGCGCTTGGCTTTAATAACAGTTCCCGGTATTAAAGTTTCGAACCAGTCCTCGTTGTCAGGACTAAAGATGATGCCTGGATACTCGCGGTTGTTGTACAAATACGAGCACTTTGCCTGGTAATTACCAGCCTTGGTTTTTGATTTGCAAACATAGTGAATCCTGGCTGGCAACTCACTGGGAAGCTGCTGGTCTGGCTTCATTGAACTAAAAATCATTTGTTGTTTTGAAATTGCACCAGAATGAAATTGTTCAGATTTCATCCTCGTCTTCTGGCAAGTAATCACGGATGATGTCCATCAAATGTTCCGGCAGTTGCCCGTAAAGCATCAGCGGTGAAACATCCTCTGGATTACATACAAGTGCTTCTGCTAGTGCATTGATGGCATCTAGCGTTTCATAGCTGAGGTCTTGCATGTGATTTGATTTGATTTGTGGGGGTGTGCCCCATGCAGCAACTATACATCATTGTGCATTGATGTTGCATGGTAGTGACAAAAATTAACAGAGTGGTTAGTGTTGGGCATCAGCACCTGAATTGCCATGAACTTTGGTCAATGGATGCAGATCACGATTCCACCTGAACGATCATTTGAATTGGAAGCCAAATGCCGACAGCTTGAAAAAACCAAGGATGTCGGCAAATTGGCTGCCTTGCTGTTACGTCAGACTTACTTGCAGCAAGAGTATCTACAAGCAGCAGTTAACGAAATTGCAAGGCTGGAACTACAGCTGATGAGAGATCCTTAAAAGGGCGTATCAGTTTGACCACCTTTGGGAGGTAGAGCAAAGTCGTTTACGCGTAAAACAATTTTTGCTCCAGAGGAACCATTGTTTCGTTCATAAACCTCGACATGACCTTCACCAGATACGGTCACCTGTGAACCCTTGGAAAGGTAATTAGCTGCCACAGCTGCACGCTTGCCCCAGACAGAGCAATCAACAGCAGTCGTAACGTCTTCGCCTTTAATTTTTTTGTTGCAAAGGATTGTGAAATTTGCAACCTCGTTATCGCCAACAGTAGCGGTACGAGGGTCTGAAGCCAGATTGCCTACGGCAGTGATTTGAAGCATGGTTGTGTAGCGGTTGGTTGTGCGATCTGACAGCGGTTAGCTGGCCAAGAACGCATTGATGAATTGAACGTGTGCTTGCGTCTTGATCTGTTTGGACAAAGCGGCATCGCCAGGCAGCTTGTACTCCTTACGGAATGCAGCCGATAGTTCTTTGATGCGTTCTGGTGCTTTGCTGTGCAGATCAGTTAATGAACGAATCACAATTTCGTACTCACCTTCGTCAATAGGTGCGGCAAGATCAGCGACTGGTGCTGCTGATGCAGCTTGTTTCTTCGTGACAGGTTTTGTCTTTGCTTCTGGTGCTTGTGCTGTTGCTGTTGCTGTTGCAGTTTCAGCGGGCGTCACACCGGCTTCTGCCACTTCTTGCTTGGCCCACAATTCGTAACCCAATGACAGGCTGAAAGCTGCACAGGCACATAAGGCGCGTCGGTGAGCATCTGTCAACGCTCTGGCGCTGATCTTGTCATACTGCACCGGGTTGTTCCGATTATCCATTACTGGGAATGGAAAATCAGCCGTAGCTTGATCTTCTGGCCCAGTGAAATAACCAATCAAATAGCCAGTGCCATCTGGTGCTTTCCAGAGGTGTGCACCGTCTTGTGCGGGTTTTAGATGGAATTCCCAACCGGGTGCATGAGTGTGCAGATGATTGGCAATTCGTGCCCATGCAACGTATGAAGCCGCATAACTGCCAGTCCCTTTGGTGTAAACATCATCTTTGGTGATGATGCCAGCGAGATTCGGATAGATCATGAAACAGGTGTACAGGTGATGGTTGCGCCTGGTCGTTCGTTTGGAACGCAATAGCGCTTGTATGCGTCGATTTTGATGACTTGTGAATCGTCATCAAACAGGACTTCGGTTAAGGCATCGAGGATGCCTCGCATGAGTTTGTCAATATCACCGATGCTTTTGCTGGTGCAGAGAATTGGTGCATTGCGAGTAAGTTCTCCTTTTGTTGTGTAGTGTGATTTTGGTCTTTGAAAAGTAAAAACCACGGAAACAGACATGGGTCCATTTGTGTGCCAGTCAACCGGTCTGTACTGCTGAGCAACAAATCTTACAGTCTGTCGCCATGGTTTCAGATGTCGGCTGGCTTCTATCATTCGTCCATTGCCAAGTGCACGTTTGCTGCCTTGTGGGCGGCTAGTGCCCTCAACAAAGAACGTAACGTTCATTTGGTTTTATGTGGTGCAATGCAATAGTAAATGGTCTTTTTACAAGTGGCTTTACCTGTGTGACGCTCTTGTTCTTGAGCTTCTTTGATGGCTGGTGAATAGACCCAAGTTTCACGCTGCCGGCGTTCAACCCTGATTTGATCAAAAACTACATGTCCTTTGTCGTCAACAAAATTATCAAGATCACCAACTGACCACGCCAGTGAGATGTCGGTAAGTAGATTCTTCTTTTCTTCCTCTAGTTCTTTCATGATGTTCGAAATTTCAGCAAGGCGTTCGGCAATAGTTTTGAATTCATTCATTTTTTTAGTGTTGCTCCAATTGCAAGACCACTGATCACAAAAACTGCTGCCAGTGGAAGACTGGCGGTTGATGTGGCAAGAGCCAGCAAGGTAAAAGCAGATCCAAGCTTGATGATTTCCATTGTTTTAGGTGTGTGGTGTGTTTAGTCTTTTTCGTATCCATAGAACCATGGACCGGAGCCCCATCGTTCAATCAATACAGGACTTTGCGATGTTTGGCTGCTTGTGTGCGGAAGTTTGCAGATCCATTGGACAGTTTCAAGAGACAAATTGCTTTTCAGTAAAACCGGCTCCTTGTCAGGTCGAAAACAATAGAGAGAGTAGGTCATGATTGTCATCGAATTGCTTGATGGCGCTTGTGAAAAGATTTTGTCAGCTTACTGTCAAGTGCATAAATGGAATGTGCGTAACTGTTTGGCTCTGGTTGCCAACAGGGTTCATTTTGATTCAGGTGAATTGATTCAAGACGAACAAGCCGATAAATAAGATCAAGTTCAGTAGAAGTGAATTCCATCAAATTGCCATGCCCATTTTTTGCTTAAGCAGCTTGCCAAAGATGTTGCGCTGCCTTGCGAGCTGGCGTTTTGATTGCATCATCTCTTGCATACGACCTGCTGCAAGATGATGCTGGTATTCAGTCTCGAACTGATTGATCAGCTGCTTTGTGAATGAAATTTGATCTTGAAGTGTCTGCATGATGTGTAGCGTCTGGTTGATCGGGTGATCCCGATGCAACAACTATACACCACTTGACACAGCCTGTACACCACTGTTAAAAAAGTTAACAGTTGCTGCCAGGCCGTCGTCCAGGCAGACCGTTGGATTCCATCCAAGTTCCTGTTGGGCCAACGTGATCACCGGTTTCCGTTGCAATGGATCGTCTTGCGGCAACGGCAAAAAGACTGCATCACTAGAACTCCTGGTCTGTTCAATGACCTTAGCGGCAAGTTCAATGACTGAAAGTTCGTTTGGGTTGCCAAGGTTGATTGGTCCAGTGCAGCTTGATTCCATCAACAGCACGAGGCCATCAATCAAGTCATCCACATAGCAAAAAGATCTGGTCTGTGATCCATCGCCATAAATCGTCAATGGTTCATCTCTTAAAGCTTTAACGATGAAATTGCTGACGACTCGACCATCGTCCTCACGCATCCTTGGACCGTAGGTATTGAAGATTCGCGCCACACGGATCTCGGTGCCGTGCATACGCCAGTAGTCAAAACACAATGTTTCAGCGATGCGCTTCCCCTCGTCGTAACAGCTGCGAATGCCAATCGTATTGACACACCCCCGATAACTCTCGGGCTGGGGGTGGACTTCAGGATCGCCATACACTTCGCTGGTGCTGGCCAGTAGCAGCCGTGCTCCAACGCGACGCGCCAGGCCCAGCATGTTGTAGGTGCCAAGGAAGCTGGTTTTGGCGGTTTTGATCGGGTTGTGCTGGTAATGCACCGGTGAGGCGGGGCATGCCAAATGCCAGATGCGATCCACCTCGAGCTTGATCGGCTCGGTCACATCGTGGCGGATCAGCTCAAAACGCGGATGGCCGATCCACTGGGCAATGTTGGCCTTACGACCCGTGAAGTAGTTGTCAAGGCAGATCACTTCCTCGCCGGCCTGCATCAGCCGATCCACTAGGTGAGAACCAACAAAACCGGCACCGCCGGTGATCAGATTTCGTGTCATTTGTTTGCCTTGTAGTCCATGCGGGCCACTTTCTTGGTTTTGGTTGAATTGGTGCCTTTAGCGCGTTTTCGACCTTGTTCTGCATAACGTTCGGCTATTGCAAGTTCGGTTAAAGCAATAGCAAGATTTCGGCCTGGTGATTCAGGGATCCCAGCATCAGCAAGAATTCTTGTCCAATCCATCAGAAAGGAAGTTCGGTTTTTGCTTTGTGAGTCATTAAACAGCCTTCCCACGCAGAGAAGCATTTATCTGGTTCTTCACTGATGACCCTTGTGATGCCAGGTCCAACCACGAGCGTGCAACATTTGTCAACAACGATGGATGGATAGTTCAAATTTAATCCATGAAGATACCCGCCAAGCTGGGCCGTAGCTGGTTTCCTGGATTCAACGGCTTGCTCGGTTTGAACCGTCTTGAAATCAAGCAGCACTACCTTGCCGTCAGCATCGCGTATAAGCCCGTCAAACATGCCCGCCACATCGTGATGCGGTATCACCACGCCAAGCTCGACAGCCATCGTCTCAGCGCCTTTTAGCAGCCAGCAGCTACGTAACGCATCTACCCACGCCTTGTATTCACCTTCAACCGGTTCCAGTCCAAGCAGCAATGCTTCGCCTGCGGTGTGAACGTGGTTGCCGCGTGGTTCCCAGATGTGTCGCGTCTCTTCAAACCGCTGCCGCATTTCTGGTGTTGATGGTTGAGCGATGCGACTGACACTGCTTCGAACCCACTCGCCTTTGTACTTGTACCTGTGAATGTCTGAAAAAAATTCCAGACCTGGCACTGGTTTGAGCATGGTCTGGATCAGCTGTGCAACCATGATACAATACCATGGCACACCTTTGCAAAATCATGCCACGAGTTGTTGTTGATGTCAGCCAAGAAGCCTGTGCTTGGCTTAATTCACAGTGTGGAAACTGGAAGCCACGCACAGCTGTATTGCGTGAACTGATCGAAGATGCCATGCGCCGCGATGGCAAAATGGACAATGCGGAGCCAGCAAAAACCGCATAAAAAAAGCCGGTGGCCACGACACCACCGGCAGCACCCATCATTTCCGCATCAAGTATGCCACGAATCCGATCAGCCGGGTTTTCCATCTGTCCACACGCCTTAATGGACCAGATGGCAGAACCAGGCGGAAAGCAACGCGTCTGCGTCTACCTGCTGCTACACCGCTATGGCAACGGCAGCGATCAAGGCTGCTACGCATCCGTCACCACCATGTCCAAGCAATTGGGCATGAAACGCCATGACGTCATGACAGCCATCAACTGGCTGCTCGCTAACGGTTGGGCTGTTTACAGCACTGCCTCAGATGGCCGTCGCAGGCATATTTATCTCAATGTTGACCAGCAAAAAATCGGTGTCCAAAAGGGCACCGGTGTCCAAAAAGGCACCAATCAGATCGGTGTCCAAAAGGGCATCGATATCGGTGTCCAAAAGGGCACCCTAACTAAATCCCATAAACAAGATCCCTCTTCATCTTTCATAAGAGCTAAAGCTCTTATTCCAGATGAAGATCCGGTTCTCAGTTCAAAAACGATCAAAACCAAAGCCAAGGCACTGTCAGCTGATCTGGCACAGCACGCGGATCTGATCCACTCGTTCTGGAAGATCAAGAAAGGTTCCAAAGGCGACATCGCTTGGAAACTGCTGTGCACAGAGCTGACAAAATTCCATGACAACCTCGGTCCAGCAGCTGTCGAGGAGCAGCTCACGCAAGCCATCAATGGCAAGTGGGCTGGCATCAGCTACAGCCGCCACCTCCAGTTCAACCCGCACCTAGTCACCGCCACCACATCCACCACACCGCAGTACGACATTCGCTGATGGAACTCTTTGAACCACGCCTTGCCAACGCTTACGTCTGGGCCTGCACCGACAAGAAAGAAAAATCGTTTTCGCCAAAGATGCTTTACCGCGCCACGTCGGACCCGACCTTCGACAAGCTGGCAATTGACCACGTACAGGTCTCAGAATCGCCTGTAGGGCGCTTTGACGAGCTTGGACGATGGTGCACCTACTGTCCGCCGATCAGCGGCATCTACGGCGGTCTGGCGCGTTATGTGCTGCATCCGCATGCAGAGGCCGCTCGTCAACGCATCCTTCAACCCACACGCTGATGGCACTTACACCACTCGGAACTTTCTCGGGCACCGGCGAAACCCTCGCGCACATGGCTGCCAAAGGTCTTTGCACCATTGATGACCTTGATCACCGTCCACCAGGATCAGATCCAAAATTCCAACCGCAAAACTTGCTTCGCAACTGGATTCAAGGCAATCAAGCCAAGTGGGCCGAAATCCGCGCACAGCACAACATGCCAGACGAAATAGCCGTCGAAGCTGGACCGTCCCCTAGAGATTTTGTTCCAAATGATCTACCATTTTAAAAATTCCAACTTTCAATTGCCTTGTCAGAGCAATTCTTTGTTGTCACAGTTGACTCATCCCCATATACGTTCAGTTATGGTTCCGACAACAATCTGCTCTACCTAATTCAATGGCCAGATGGAACCAAAGCAAAACGACTCATCAGCGGGGGTTATCTGATAAATTTTGACGCAGCGCACAAACATGCTAAAAATTACGCAAACTACATCCACACAATCTCAAGCAATCATTAACCCGACAATGCCAGCCACCAAAACTTTTCCATTTGATGAAGTGGAAATTACTCCAACCGCAACCTCGATCAAGGACTTAAAGCACGATCACAAGAATGCAAGGCGTCGTACTGATCGCAGTAGCAAGTTAATCGCTGAATCCTTAAAGCAATTTGGTGCCGCTAGATCAATCGTCATTGACGAAGACAATCGAATCCTTGCCGGCAATGGCACCATTGAAGGTGCAAAAGCGGCTGGCATCAAAAATTTACGTGTCATCGAAACAGATGGCACTGAGATCATTGCTGTTAAACGCACTGGTCTTTCAGAAGATCAAAAAATTGGTCTTGCACTCGCAGACAACAGAACCAGTGATCTCAGTGAATGGGATGCAGCAATGTTGCATCAGCTCAGCGAAGAACACGACATCACAACTTGGTTTGATCAAAATGAATTAGACGAGTTATTTGGCGTTGAAGATGCAATAGATGAAGACAGCCCGTACACAAATAAAACAACTGCGCCAATCTATGAACCAAGCGGCACTCAGCACAAACCTGATCACCTTTACGATGCAGCAAAAACAAAACAGCTGATTGCGGAAATAGAACTTGCTGATGTCCCAGATGATGTCAAAACATTTTTGATCTCAGCAGCACATCGACACACGGCTTTTAACTACAGCAAAATTGCAGACTATTACGCCACCGCACCAAAGGAAATTCAATCGCTTTTTGAAGACTCTGCTCTTGTAATTATTGACTTTGAACAGGCAATTCAAAATGGATTCGTAAAACTTGATGAACGCGTTGAACAAGCCTTCAAGCAGGACCATCCCAATGCGTAATGACTTCTGTGTTTTCATCCTGTCCAACCGCCGACCGGATAACGTAAAAACACTTGAAACCCTGCAAAGATCTGGCTACACCGGCAAATGGTTCATTGTCATTGATGACGAAGATCCAACCGGTGAACAATACAAAAAGAATTTTGGTGGTCAAGTATTAGTCTTCTCAAAAGCAAAAATTGCTGAAACAACAGATTCATGTGATACCTCTAAAGATCGACGCACTCCACTCTGGGCACGGAATGCCTGTTGGGATTTAGCAAAACAGGTCAACTGTCGCTTCTTCTGTCAGCTTGATGATGATTACACTTGGTTCTCTTACCGGCGCATTGGCAAAAAAGAAATTGGCCAAAAACCTAAATACTCAAACTTCAAGGCAGAAAGTCTTGATGTCGTATTTGATGGAATGGTTGAATTCCTAGAAAACAATCAATCTGTCTCGAGTTTGGCATTCTCGCAAGGTGGTGACTACAACGTCAGTTCTGAAAAGGCTAGACGTGTTCTGCGCAAAGCAATGAACTCTTTCTTTTGCGACACCCAACGTCCATTCAAATTTATTGGCAAATTCAACGATGACGTCAATACATACATTGCCCATGGGGCAACCGGCAAACTCTTCTTTACATACTGCCCAATCCAACTAACACAAGGCGTAACACAGCAAAACAAAGGTGGCATCACTGAAGCCTATAAAGAAAATGGCACCTATGTAAAATCCTTCTACACAGTCATGATTTCACCCTCGTCAACCTGGATTGAGTTGATGGGTCACACCAACCCACGTCTCCATCACACCCATGACTGGAATAAAGTCTGTCCTAAAATCTTGCACGAAAAGTATCGAAGGCAATAACTACGGTTACAATGTGCACAGCAATGCAATCCTGAATATCGTTTGTTGACAAATGGCACCTAAACGTGGTCCAAAACAAGAAACCCTTGAACGTGCCGAACGCTTTGCACGCATCATTGCTAATGGTGGACGACGTTCAGATTGCATCCGCTATGCCAGGGAAAATTGGGGGGTAAAAGATGATGCCTGTGATCTTTACCTGCGTCATGCGCGCGAAAAACTAAAAGCTGACTGGGATGTTGAACGCCCGCAAATGGTCGCTGATCTGTTATCGCAGTGCAGCACCTTACAGATGGAAGCTCGTCGGGCTGGTCAATATCACATTGCTCTAGGCGCTATCAATACCGCAGCCAAACTGGCGCAGCTTTGCTCATGAGCATCCTTGCTTCCGTGCGTGATGGTCACGTACTGCAAAAGCTTGGTGACAATGGCAATGACCTAGATACGGAAGACGCTTTGCGGCGAATCCGTGATGACCTCCACCCAGGACAACTGGCATTTGTTGAAGATCAATCGTCAAGCATCCTTGGTGTGTCAGCTGGTTATGGCGCTGGAAAAACCAGAGGCCTATGCGCTAAAGCTGTGCACCTTGCTATGGCCAACCAAGGTTTCATTGGCGTGGTCATGGAACCAACCGGCCCGTTGATCCGCGACATTTGGCAAAGCGATTTTGATGACTTCTTAGAGGCATATCACATCCCATACAGCTTCCGTGCTTCACCTCTTCCCGAATACACTTTGCATCTGCCGTTAGGTGATACAAAGATTCTCTGCCGCAGTTTTGAGAATTGGCAGCGCATCATCGGTATTAACGCTGCCTGGATTTTGTCGGACGAGATTGACACCGTTGCGCCAAGCATTGCAAATAAAGCATTCCCTAAAATCCTTGGTCGTTTGCGAGCAGGCAACGTCAGACAATTTGCTGCTGCATCAACGCCTGAAGGATTCCGATGGATGTGGCAAACATTTGCAAGTGAGGATGCGAAAGGTCGTGAAGACAGAAAACTTATTCGGATGCGCACGCAGGACAACCCACACCTGCCGCCTGATTTCATCGAACGGATGCAGGCCAACTATGACCCGCAACTGCTACGTGCCTATCTAGATGGTGAGTTTGTAAACCTCACAACTGGTCAGGTCTATGACCGCTTTGATCGCGCCAAACATGTGTCCGTACATTGTCCGGACATCAACCGGGAACCATTGCGTATTGGTGTGGACTTTAACGTCGGCAATATGTCTGCCGTGATTGCCATCCGTGTTGGCAAAAGTCTTTACGTCGTGGACGAGATCAGCGGTGCACACGACACAGACACGCTTGCCAAAAAAATCAAGGCGAATTACCCAGACAACAAGATCTACATTTATCCAGACGCCAGCGGTGGCAACCGCAGTACCAATGCCACACAGACCGACATTGCCATCCTCGAAAGCTATGGCATGTCCAACCAATCACCAAAGGCAAACCCTCCCGTTCGTGATCGTGTGGCTGCTGTTCAGGCTTTGCTAGAGAACGGCAAAGGCGAAGTCAGACTCAAAATTGCGTCATCGTGCGTGAAATTGATCGAATGCCTTGAGCTTCAGAGTTACACCGAGAAAGGCGATCCCGATAAAGATGCTGGCTACGACCACATGAACGACGCACTTGGTTATCTAATCTGGCGTGAGTTCAACCCACTGCACGCTGGTGCTGGTCGCGGCACAGGCATTAGATTGTATTGATACAGAGGCCGTACAGTCGTGTACACAGGGTTTAACAACTACGACCGGATGCTCACTCGTAAGGTGGCAACGGTTAGTGACCCCAACAGCGCTTGGACCAACATGGAGCCGCATTGGATCCTGATCGAGGATCTTATGCAGGGCACCTATGGAATGCGTCGCAAGCATCGCCGTTACCTGCCTCAAGAACCACGCGAGCAAGACGAGTCATACGACAACCGTCTGGCACGCAGTGTGGTGCCGCCGTATTATCAGCGTCTTGAACGGATGCTTGCTGGCATGTTGACCCGTAAGCCAGTCCGTCTTGAGGACGTATCAGACATTGTCCGCGAACAGTTGTTTGATGTTGATTTGCAAGGCAATGATCTAAACATTTGGACTTATGAAACAGCACGCAAAATGGTCCGCTATGGCCATGTCGGCGTCCTAGTTGATGCGCCTGCTACTGGTGAAAATGGCCGTCCCTACTGGGTGACCTATACACCACGTGACATCCTTGGATGGCGCACAGAAACCAATGAAGGTGCACAAAAGTTGACTCAACTTCGCCTTATGGAACGAATCATTGTTCCTGATGGTGAATATGGCGAAAAAGAAATTGAACAAATCCGTGTGTTGACGCCTGGTGCATTTGAATTGCATCAACGTGATGAAAAGTCAAGTTGGAAAATTGTTGACCAAGGGAATACAAGTCTGAGTGAAATCCCATTTAGTGTTGCTTATGCCAATCGGGTTGGTCTACTTGAATCAAGGCCACCAATGGAAGATATTGCAGAGCTGAACCTTAAGTGTTATCAGGTGCAAAGTGATTTAGACAATCAGCTGCACATTAGTGCTGTACCAATGCTGGCGTTCTATGGCTTCCCAACGGCAGCTGAAGAGGTCAGTGCTGGCCCTGGTGAAGCAATTGCATTCCCTTCTGATGGCCGCGCTGAATACATTGAACCAGCTGGCCGTAGTTTTGAGGCGCAATTCAAACGCTTAGAACAACTTGCTGTACAAATCAACGAACTTGGCTTGTCTGCTGTACTTGGGCAAAAGTTGTCAGCTGAAACAGCTGAAGCCAAACGCATTGATCGCAGTCAAGGCGACAGCACCATGATGGTTGTTGCTCAGCAAATGCAAGATACGATTGATAACAGTTTGCGATTTCATGCTGAATACCTGAACATCACCCAGGTTGGTAACAGCATTGTTAATCGTGACTTTGTTGGTGCACGTCTTGAACCAGCTGATCAGCTTGCCTTACTTCAGACTTACACCGCTGGCGTAATTAGTCAGAAGACGTTGCTAGAGCAACTGGCCAACGGTGATGTGCTTGGTGATGACTTTGAAGTTGAGGAAGAACTGATGGCTACACAAAATGGTGGTCTAATCGAGATGGCTGGTGGTCAGCAGCAGCAACCAGATCAACCACAGCCAGATCAACAAATTGAAGACACCATTCCAGAAGATATCAGCACTGAAGGGCAATGACCTATAGCGGCGGCGGCACCCAGCGGCTGCTTGACATTGATCAGTTCAAGCGGCGGATCAACCGCAACGATCCTGTTGCGAACATTTACCGCAATGCGATTGACCTGAACCGCTACAGCAACGCGGTTGCCAATCAAGTGGTGACGGCATACAACGACGTGATCCTCAGCGCAGTGGATGACCTGCGGCGTATCGACATGGGCGTTGCTACAGCAGGTGGTGGCATCGTCTCTCCAGCCAGTTACCAGGCGCAGCGTTTACGCGTCATCATTGCTCAATTAAAAGAATCACTAGATACCTGGGCTGGATCAAGCACCGCTCTGGTATCTCAGGAGCTACAAGGCTTGGCCGAATTACAGACACAATTTGTTACAGAACAAATTCGACTTGCCATTCGTGGTGGTGTAACCAGCGCTCGTGAACTGCTGCCATCTCAGATTGATGCTTTACAGATGGTGCAGACCGTGCAGGTGGCACCTAACTTTGCCGCAACCGTTGTCAGTGTTGACCCAACTGCAATCAATTTCACGCTGCCTGGCACTGGCGCTTTCAATCTGACTGCTGGTCAAGGTGCAGCAATCACACTGCCAAACGGCCAAATTGTCGAAAAAGCATTTCGTGGTCTAGCTGAATCACAGGCGCAGATGTTCAACACCGTTGTGCGAAACGGTTTGTTGACAGGTGAATCAGCATCGCAGATCACAAGGCGCTTAATAGGCAGCCTTGATTTTGGCCAGAAAGCCATGTCAGTCAGGCAACGTGCCCAAGCAGGTGGCGAACTCACAAAAATGGCCAACAATCAAGTGTTGACCATCGTTAGGACCAGTATTCAGGACGTCAGCAACCAAGCCAGTCAGCAGGTCTACAAAGCCAATCAGGACATCACAAGAAAATACCGTTACGTCGCCACGCTTGATGGTCGCACGTCTGCCATCTGCCGATCACTTGATGGCCGCGAGTTCAAATACGGCGAAGGTCCAACACCGCCAGTGCATTTCAATTGCCGTAGCACAACAATCCCAATCATTGATTACAAAGCGTTGGGTATACCAGCACCAGACTGGGGCACTGGACCAGACAAGCGTGCTTCAGTAGATGGTCCGGTGTCTGGCAATTTGAACTATGGCGAATGGTTGAAGCAACAACCCAAGGCATATCAAGATCAAGTTCTTGGTCCAACCCGTGCCGCATACTTCAACAAGATCGCTGAAAAGGTTGGCCCGCGTGATGCCTTGGCACGCATGGTGCGTGAAGATGGCAGCGAAGTAACGTTGGAACAACTTCAGCAGCGATATGGAAACCCCTAGGCTCCGTTACTACCTTGATGGCCGTGTTCAATCCGATTGGGTTGAAGTCGTTGTTGGCGAGGCTGTTGTAGTCGCAAGGCTACAGAAAGTGGAAGACGGCACTATCCAATGGGTTGATCAGTCAGGCCTACCATTAGGACATACGGAATCTCTTACCCATGGCCAAGAAACCGACGAAAGCCGACAAGAAAGTGGCAAAGGTGATGGGGGAATTCAAGCGGGGAACACTGCAAAGCGGCAAACCCGGTCCAGGCAAAGGCCCCAAAGTAAAAAGCCGTAAACAGGCAATCGCCATCGCACTAAGCGAAGCAGGCAAGACCCAGAAGCCCGCCAAGAAGAAAAAGTGATCACCTATCGCGGCGAGCAATTTGACGGGTACAACAAACCCAAACGGACGCCAAAGCATCCAAACAAGTCCCATGCCGTATTGGCAAAGGATGGCGAAACCGTCAAGTTGATCCGCTTCGGTCAGCAAGGCGTGAGTGGCAGTCCACCGCGCAAGACCGAATCAGACGCTGACAAAGCACGGCGCGAGGCATTCAAAAGCCGCCACGCAAAGAACATTGCCAAGGGCAAACTGTCAGCAGCATTTTGGGCGGACAAGCAGAAATGGAGTTAACCGCGTTCCTGCCGGTTGATCCATTCTTTCAGCGCCACCACATAGCCACGCAATAGATCCGCCTGCTTCAGGTGCCACACTTCACCAGTGGCTAGATACAGCCGTACATGATGATCCACGCCTTGTAACGCCTGCTTGATTACAGGATTCCATGGCTCCCGAACAGGCGTATTCCACTCGCGATTGGCCACGACTGAAAAGCGTCATACACTATCTATGTAACCCTACGGGCTATTCATGACTGACGATGTGATCCAGGAACCTACGGCGACTGGTGGTGACGACACAGAAATGCTCAAACGCAGCATTGAAGCGTTGGAACGCAAAAATTATGAGTTGATTGCCAAACTCAAGGAAAACAAAGCCAAAACACCAGCTTTGCCTGATGGCATCAATATCGAAGAACTGCTGGAGTTCAAACGAAATCACGAACAACAGCAGCTCGAACAACAAGGCAAGTACAGCGAAGCGCGGCAGGCTTTGGAGCAACAGTTCCGTGAAGCAACTGCACAAAAAGACCAACGCATTGCTGAACTTGAAATCAAAGTTCGTGAACTTGAACTGATGACGCCAGCAATGACGGCATTGGCTGAAATTGTTCATGATCCCGATCTGGTACTTAAATCAAAACTGTCGCCAGACAAGATTGAACGCGAATCCGACGGAACGGTGGTCGTGGTAGATGGTTACCAGCGCACACCCGTTCAAGAATGGGCAAAAACCTTGCCATCGTGGATGCAGAAAGCACCCAAGCCACAAGGCAGTGGTGCGCCAGCAGCCAGGAATGTATCTGGCGACGTAATGCTCAGCAGCAAAAACCCTTTCAGCCAGGAACATTTCAACCTAACTGAACAGTCACGGTTGTATAAAACAGACCGCGATATGTATGATCGATTGAAAGCAGCAGCTAACCGTTAAGCTGTATGCACGAGCTGCAAGGCTACGCCGAGCTGCTGGGTTACGCCCAAACCTGTAAACACCCTTCTGGAGAAACATCGTGGCGACTCTTCGCTCTGATGTCATCATCCCCGAGGTATTTACTCCCTATGTGATTGAACAAACCACGGTGCGGAACCAGTTTCTGCAAAGTGGCGTAGTTCAACCCATGGCGGAATTGAATGCCACCGAGGGCGGTGACTTTGTAAAAGTTCCTTTCTGGAAAGCCAACCTCAGTGGCGACGCTGAAGTGTTGACTGATTCCAGCAGCCTGACTCCCGGCAAAATCACTGCTGATACTCAAATCGGCGTGATCCTGCACCGTGGTCGTGCTTTTGAATCTCGTGACCTAGCAGCTTTGGCTGCTGGTTCTGATCCGATGGCTGCCATCGGTGCCAAGGTTGGCGAATACATTGCCAACCAACAGCAAAAAGACCTGTACAAGTGTCTTGAAGGTGTATTCGGCAGCCTGACCGGCTCCGATTCGCCTGCCTTTGATGCACTTCGTTTTGACACCAGCGGCATGACCGCACTGGGTCCTAAACAGGTTGCTATGGCCCGCGCCAAACTTGGCGATCAAGGCGACAAGCTGGCTGCTGTTGCTATGCACAGCGCCTGCTACTACGACCTGGTCGAGCGCAAGGCAATTGATTATGTTGCCAGCACGGATGCTCGTGGCACTTCCACCACTCAATCTGGTGGTTCACTGGTTTCCGCTTATGGCAGCGACTACACCGTTCCCACCTACATGGGTCTGCGTGTAATCGTTTCTGATGACATCACCAACAGTGGTGGCAACTACGCTTGTTACTTCTTCACCGATGGCGCTATCGCCACTGGTGAACAGCAAGCACTGCGTACCGAGACTGACCGGGACATCCTGGCCAAATCTGACGCCATGGCTGTTGACTGGCACAACGTGTTCCACCCCGTTGGCGCTAAGTGGGCGGTGACCACCACCAACCCCACCCAGGCACAACTGGCAACCGTTGGCAACTGGTCGAAAGTGTACGAAACCAAGAACATTGGTATCGTCCGCGCGACCATCACGTCCAACTACGACTGATAGGAGGACCTAACCATGGCTTCGATTTTTGAACTCGGTGACATTCCTGGCGGCCTTCTGCCAGGTCAGTGCACCTTGGCGAATGTTACCAACACCGCCACTCTGACCGCTGCACAGTCGTATAACGCGATTGTGCGTGGTATTCCTACCAGCACTGCCACCTATACGACAGAAAGTGCTGCCAACATTATTGCCGCCATTGGTGGTGATTGTGCTGTTGGCACTTGCTTCCGTCTGGTTGTGCTGAACGCTGCAGCTAGCGCCATCACCATCACCGTTGGCGGTGGTTCTGGCGTGACTGTTTCTGGTGTTGCCACCATTGTGCAGAACGCTTCCAAGGAGTTCATTGGTTACGTTTCTAACGTGACTGCTGGTTCCCAAGCGATTACCCTGTATGGTCTTGGCTCTACTGGATCTGCTGTTGCCTAATGGGTCTGTTCGCTTTTAGGCGACTGCGTGAACGGGAGGCTGCCTCAAATGAGGCGGCCTCTTTTCCCGTTGAAAAGCCAGCTACTGTAGAAGTAGCACCAGAAGAAATTACCGAGTCAGTCAATGGCAATCAGCCTCGACGCAACAGTGGGCGGCGCAAACGCCAACTCCTACCTGACGCTGGCTGATGCCCAGGCGATTGTTGATGGGATGGTGCAAGATGCCGACGTGACGGCATGGGGCTCTGCCACAACAGATGCCAAGAATCGGGCACTCTATACCGCTGCACAGAGGTTGGATCGTGAACGTTTTCTTGGTGCTCGCGCTACTGACACCCAGTCAATGCAATGGCCACGAACTGGTGTTCGCAAACCAGACACCTACATCAACACATACGCTGTCGGTTTCCCGTTTCGCATTACCACTGACTATTACACCGACACTGAAATCCCAGACCAGATCAAACGCGCCCAGGTGGTGCTGGCCATTTATCTCAACAACAATACGGATGGACTAGGCCTTACTGGCCTTGAGGATTACAAAAACGTCAAGATCGGCAGCCTTGACGTGACGCCAGCACAAAGTATGGGTGTCGATAAGGTGCCACCATTGATGGAACGTTATCTGACTGGCCTTAGAATCAGTGGACCAGGCAACATTGCAATTCGTCGGAGCTGACCATGTCTGAATACGCAATTGGTTTTGAATACATCAGTGACACGGCTGCTCATACGGGTCGCTTTTATGAGCTGGTGGCATTTGAAGATTCTGTAATTGCAAGCGCAGTTGCTCAAAACATTACTGGCAACACCTTTACGAGTGTGCCACTGAAAGCTGGTCAGTCTGTTGAGGCTGTCTTCACTAGCGTCACTCTGGCATCTGGCAAAATTGCCGCATACAAGATTTGATCATGAGCGACACCAATCTTTTAGGTATTGATTACGCCAAGGGCGCGACCTTTATTGGTAACACCGCAACGCATACTGGGCGATGGTGTGCAATTCATTTCACAACCAACTGTATTGTTGACACGCTTGTTCCACTGAACTGGGACGGTGAAACTATTTCCGGACAGTCATTTTCGGCAAACTCCACGCTGTATGGAGTCTTTACCAGCATCAAACTACAAAACGGCCACTGCGTTGCTTACAGGCTCTGATGGCACTTGCAACTTCGCTACGCAAAACAGCCTCAAAGTTAATGGCCAAATTTGGTGGTAGCGTCACCTATCGCCAGGTCAGCAGTGGCACGTATAACGCCACGACTGGTGCCATCACAGAAACTGCAACTGACTACTCAATAAAAGGCGTGCTGGAGGATGTTAATAAAAGCGAAGTGAATGAATTGGTACAGGCAAACGACAAGCGACTAATCATTGCCGCTGCTGACCTGAGCATCACTCCCAGCACTGCTGATCGTATTGTCATCAGTTCTGTATCCCATCAAATCATTCGGGTACAGACAATCGAGCAAGACAATACGCCAATCACCTATGAATTGATTCTCAGGGCATAACCATGGCACGCCGCATCAACATTGGGGATATTGGTCGCTACAGCGAAGAGAAATTGAACACCCTGATGCGTGTGGTTGTGCTGGAAACAGATCAAAGAGTTAAGTCAGAAAGCCCGGTGGATACTGGTCGTTTTCGTGCCAGCTGGATCATTGGCGAAAATCAGATCGGCAATTATGACGGTGGAGCAGGCGGATCAACTGAACCAAAAGGTCTGAACTATACCATTGGCACTGAACGCATAGAAAATACATACAACATACACAATTCATTGCCATACGCTGAACCGCTTGCCAATGGTCGCAGCCAGCAGGCACCAGCAGGATGGGTTGACATCATTGCTAGGCAGATGACAAACCGTGCCAAGCAGCTTGCTGATGCCATTGGAGGGCAAGACTGATGACCGCATTAAATCTCAACACTGTTCGCGCCACGATTGAAGGCCGTCTTGCAACTGAATTGGCAGCATCGCCAGTTATTCCAGTTGTGTTTCACAACATGGCGTACACGCCAACACCAGGCAGTACCTGGGTTCAATGTTTAATTAGCTTTGGCACCAATCGTTATATGACAATGGGCAGCACTGCTGGTGCAAGCAATAGTGTCGTTGGTGTTGTTGTGATCAATATCTTTTCCGCTAAAGGTGTCGGATCTGGTGCCAATTTGACCGTTGGTAAAAGAGTGCGAGACCTTTACAATAGAATCGACGTATCAGGGGTTCATTTTGATCCCCCAACGGGCCCAGAGGTGGTGGCCACGCCGTCTCCCGAAGGGTACTTCCAAACTCAGGTCAGAATGACCTTTGAAACCTTCGAGGATCTCTAACCATGGCTTTTTATCGCGGCGAACAAGGCTCCGTCAAATTTGACGATGCCGGTTCTGCTAACACCACCATTGCATCCACCCGTTCGTGGTCGATGACCATTGAAAAAGATGTGCTGGAAACCACCGCTCTGGGTGCTACCTACAAGAGCAACATCGGTGGATTGATCGCCGGTTCTGGCAGCGTTGAGCTAATGTACACCGCCAGCAGCGCTGACGAAACCAACACTTTTATCAAGGCAGCCAACACTGCTACTGATGGTGGAACGGCAACCTTTGAGTTGTTCTTGGACACCACTGGCACCAAAAAAATCAGCTTTGCTGGGCTGATTACTTCGGCCGAATACAGCGCTACCGTTGGTGAGTTGGAAGTTATTACTTGTAACTTCGTGACCAGCGGCACCATCACCACTTCCATCTGATCATGGCTTTCTATCGCGGCGAACAAGGTACGGTCTTCTTTGATAAAGACAGCAGTGGTGGCATCTCTGAGATTGCCGCTGTGCGTTCTTGGTCATTGACCGTAGAAAAAGACGTGCTTGAGACCACCGCTCAAGGCGCGACTTACAAAGCAAACATCGGCGGCCTGATTTCAGGTAGCGGCAGTATGGAGGTCATGTATGACGCTCCTGGCGCTGGCGACAAACTTGATCTGATCAAGGATGTCAACACTACAACCGATGAAGGCAACGCCTCTGTCGAGCTGTACCTTGACGAAACCGGCGGCAAGAAGATCACCGGCAGCATCGTGATCACATCCACTGATTACAGTGCTACGGTTGGTGAACTGGAAGTGGTGACGGTTAACTTCACCATGAACGGTGCCATTACTACCTCGATCTAATGCCTGCCACACCACGCCCCGTTGATCTACTCACCGGGGCTTTTGACCTAAACCAGCGGCGTCAATTCAACATCAAGAAGGAAGATGGCACCGTAGTGCTGTCGCTGTACTTCAAGCCGATAACCCGCGCTGACCGCAAGCGTGCGTCTGGTCTTGCTGGATCAGAGGAAGCCTTGGACATCAGCACCCAAATGCTGTGCCACATGGCCGAGCTGGAAGACGGCACCAAAGCATTTGCATCAGCCGATGCAGCCAAGCTGCAACGCGAGCTGCCTGAGTCGGTGCTGAACGAACTGGAACTGTTCTTGTTTGGTCTTGGTGCGCCTGAGTCGCTGGAAGAAGCAAAAAACGACTAGAGGCCGATAGCTGGCTTTACTTTGAAATGTTCCTGGCCACCGAGCTAGGCATGACGGTGAGTCGGCTTCGGCAGGAACTGACGGATGCGGAGTTCATCCACTTTGCCGCTTACTACGAATTGAAAGGCAAGCGCGAGCGTGAGGAAATGGAAAAGGCCAAGCGACGTAGCTAGTAGACTGACGCAATAGCAGTGGTCGATTCGTGGCAGTAGCAACCGTTGATATTCAGATCAACAGCCAAGGTGCTGTACGGAGCCTGAATCAGGTTGACGTAGCTTCCAAAAACACTCAATCAGCACTGCAAAAGCTAGATGGTGTAGTCGGGTCGTTGGCCGCAAGCTTTGCGGCAGGTTTTGCAATTAATAGAATTATCAGCGATGTCAAAGAACTGGATACAAATATCCGCCGCCTTGGCACGGTTGGCGTAAATGTTGCAAAAATCAATCCAGCACTTTCCGCGTTAAGCGACCGCCTTGGTGGCGTGGCCAACAAAGCAGAACTTGCGGCAGCTAGCTACCAGGCAGCATCCGCTGGATTTAGCGACACCGCTGGGAATATCAGGATTCTTGAGGCCGCAACAAAGGCAGCAACAGGTGGCTTGGCTGACAACCAAGGAGTTACCGAAGTTCTTGTTAAAACGCTGAATGCTTACGGCATGAGCGGAACTGAAGCCTACAAAGTTACCGACAGCATTTCAAAAGCGGTTGAACTAGGTAACCAGGAATGGAGCGATTACGTTTCCCAGCTTGGCCGCGTGGCAAGTATGGCGGCATTGTCAGGCGTCAGTCTTGACGAGATGAATGCGTTTATCGCATCTGCCACCAAGAATGGCGCCACGGCAGAGGTGGCATTTACTGGCCTCAGCGCTGTATTAACACAACTGCTGCAACCTACCAAGGAAAGTCAAACTGCCGCCGCACAACTTGGCATTCAATGGAACCTGATGGGCCTTCAGACCAAGGGTCTTGGCGGCTTGATGAAAGAGTTGGCAGTTGCCATTGACAGAGACAAAGAAGCGGCAGCGCGGATGGTTGGACCTACGGAAGCAATGCGTGGTGCGTTTGCTGCTGCATCGAAAGACGGTAAAGACTTTGGCGATATTCTTGGTCAAATTGGCAACGCATCTGGCAAGACGGACGCTGACTTTCAAACAATGAAAGGTAGCGTTGAAAATACATTTAAGGCGCTGGATACATCGTTTAAGAATTTAAGTGAAGCACTGGGCAAAGCGTTTGGTCCGACAATTGTCATTGTGATCCAAGACATAACCAAAGGCGTGAATGGCTTTGCGTCGGCCATGAACACAGTGCCGCAACCTGTGATGAATGCAGTTGGAACACTGGCCAAGGCAGTAGTTCAATTGATTTTGGTACAAAAAGCAATACAAGGTGTAATTGCTCTTCGCGTAGGTTTTACAGCAGCAATGACTGCTTTTGCAGTCACTACAGCTGCATCAGGCACTGCCGCTGCTACAAGTTCATCAGCTTTTGCACTTTACACAGCAAACACACGGACAGTTGCATTGGCTGCTGCTGCCGCAACTCCACAAGTTACAGCATTGGGGACTGCATTAAGAGGGCTAGCTCAGATTGGCATAATCACAATCGCTGTGAACATTGCAGTATACGGTGTTCAAGCATTGATGCAAGCAAGAGCCGAATTAGATCGCTTGCGTGGTGCCAACAAGCAAAAAGGTGGCGCAGCCGCTTCATTTGGTGGATCAGCAACTAAAGAACAAAAGGCCGTGCAACAAAAAGTTAAACAACAGATTCAAGAAGAACGCAAACTTCTTCAGGCAACGCAAGCGTTTGGCATAGGAAGAGCACTTGGCAATACAAGGGAAAAGATACTAAGTGAAAGAGAAAAGTCAGCAAATGCTATATTGGGGCTTCCAGACAGAGTTGCCCCGCGTGTAACCAATAATCCTCCCAATACACAAACATCTGTGCCATCAGCGCCTAGCACAGGAACAGGTCGCGCAAAGAAAACACCTAAACCAAAAGATTTTACCGAACAAATTGCCAATTCAAAAACTGCATTAAATTTAGCAAATTTGCAATTTGCTGCTGAAGGCAAAATACTTGAAGCACGGCGCTTAGCAAATGAACCGCTTGCGCTTGCATTGACAGCACAAAAAGAAATATACAAAATCAACGCAGACGTTGCAAAAATAAAAGCTGATAAGGATATGCCAAATGCTCAAAAACTTAATGAAATTGCAGCACTTGAAATCCAAAGAAAAACCATTATGAGGCAATTGACTTATGATATTGCTACCGCCGAGCAAACTGCTGGGCAAACAAGGCTGGAAGCAATCACGGCTTACCTTGAAAAACAATATGAGCTAAACACTGCCATTCAGCAGCAAAAAGCATTGGCCGAGAGTGTTTCAACCACGCTTGGTCAAGGCATGACGGCTGTATTTGATACCTTGATTCAAGGTTCTGACAACTGGGGCAAGAGTCTTCAGCAGATTGCATCTAAAGTTTTGGTTGATATTGCAAATCAGTTGATTCGCATCTATGTGATTGAACAAGCTGTGAGCGCAATCAAATCATTCCTAAGTCCAGCACTGCCATTTGGTGGTGGCGGTGGCCAGATCGGTGGCGTAGGCACGCTGGGCCCCAATTACGGCATCAAACAGTTTGCCAACGGTGGTGTTCCACCAGTCGGTAAACCATCACTGGTAGGCGAACGCGGCCCCGAGTTATTCATGCCGGGCATCCGTGGCACTGTTATTCCAAATGGCGGCTTTGGCGGCAGCACCAGCGTGGTGGTCAACGTGGACGCAAGCGGCAATTCCAACATCCAAGGTGATCAGGCACAAGCCAAGCAGCTTGGTGTTGCAGTTTCCGCCGCAGTGCAGGCAGAATTGGTCAAGCAACAACGCCCAGGCGGTCTCTTGGCCGGTACACGACGCTAATGGCCACCTTTCCAAGCATCGCGCCAACCTACGGCGCCCAAAAAACCAGCCAACCAAAGGTGCGGCAGGTGCAGTTCGGTGACGGCTACGCCCAGCGGCTAACGTTCGGCTTGAATCAAAACCCCAAGCAGTGGAGTTTGACCTGGGAAGTAACTGAAACTAACGCTGACACAATTGAAGTGTTCCTCGACGCTCGTGCAGCTGATGGAGCTTCTTTTGACTGGACGCCACCCGATAGCGCCACAAGCTACAAGTGGATCTGCTATCAATGGAATAAAACTGTTCCTTACTACAATCGTGGAACAATTACAGCAACTTTTACACAAGTATTTGAGCCGTGACGCTTGCCGCTTGGTCATCAAGTTATCCCTATGCGGTCGGGGCAATTGTTGCCCCCACTGGGGGGACAGCAGCAGGGCTTGCATTCCGTTGCACAGTTGCCGGCACTTCAGCAGCCACACAACCCAGCTGGAACACCAGCATCGGCAACACCACAACAGATAACACGATCACTTGGCTGGCCATCTCGGCCATGTCCGCCGAGCTTCAGCTCACAGCTCCATCAGCTGTCATTGAGCTTTATGAGTTGCAACTCAATACAGCCCAACATGGCGTCAACACGCTTTATCGGTTCCACGCTGGCACCAGTTTGAACGCCAACGGTGAAGTCGTATTTGGCGGGAATAGCTTTATGCGCCTGCCGTTGGAAGCTGAAGGTTTTGAGTGGAGTGGAAGCGGTCAACTGCCTAGGCCCAAGCTCAGGGTTAGCAACATCATGGGCACCATCACAGCCCTCCTATTGAGTCTGCCAAACGGGCTTGAGGGGGCCAAAGTGACACGGCGAAGGACACAGGCTCGCTATCTCGATGCTGTGAACTGGCCTGGCAGCGTCAGCCCTTACACACCAGATCCCCTGGCTGAATGGCCAAGAGAGGTTTATTTTATAGATCGCCGTTCAACTGAAAATCGCGATGTAGTGGAGTTTGAACTCGCTTGTAGTTTTGACCTTGCGGGCGTCAGAGCACCGAAACGTCAATGTGTCAACCTTTGCCAATGGGTTTATCGAGGCGCTGAATGTAGTTATAGCGGTACTGCCTATTTCAATGCAAATGACGAGCCTGTTTTCACCGCTACTGATGACGTATGCGGTAAACGTCTTGATAGTTGCAAGGCACGGTTTGGAGCAAATAATAATCTTAACTTTGGTGGTTATAGTGGGATCGGTAGTTGGTACGCATGAGCTGGAAAGCTGCTGCACTGGCTCATGCCAAGAAGGACGACCCACGCGAGGCTTGCGGGCTACTGGTCGTTATCAAAGGCCGTAAGGTCTATGTCCCCTGTCGCAACCTGGCTGAGGGGGCAGAACAATTCATCCTGGATCCCAGCGATTTTGCTAACGCTGAGGACCGAGGCGAAGTGATCGCGGTTGTGCATTCTCACCCGTTGACACCACCACAACCCACTCAGGCTGATCTGGTATCCATCGAAAAAAGCGGTTTGCAATGGTGGATCGTCAATCCCAAGACTGAAGCGTGGGGAGGCCCGTTTGAACCCTGCGGGTACAAAGCCCCGTTGATAGGTCGAACTTGGACATGGGGCTCTACCGATTGCTGGAGTTTGGCCCGCGATTGGTGGAAGCAAGAGTGGAATTTGGACTTACCGGATTGGGAACGCCCGACAACGCCAGAGCAGTTCTTAGCTGATCCTTTGTTTGATCGGTATTGGCGTGAAGCTGGCTTTCGTGAGCTACATGAGGATGAGCAGCTTCAGCGCGGTGATGCGTTGCTGATGTCGATCAACTGCCGTGGCCTAAATCACGTGGCCATTTATCTTGATGAAGATCAGCAAATCCTTCATCACCTACAGGGTCGATTGAGTAGTCGTGATTTGTATGGTGGATGGTTCTACGATGTGACGGGGAGGAGGTTGCGCCATGCTTCGAACGATTAGGCTTTATGGCCAGCTTGCCAAATTCATTGGCCGTCGTGTGTTGCGTGCAGATGTTGCCAGCGCGGCTGAGGCTGTGCGCTTTCTGGTGGCCAATTGGCCTGAAGTTGAAAAGCACATTGTTGACCAGCATTACCGG